CGCTATACCATAAGAGCCATTGGTAAATCTTCTTTATCATTTGACCTCTTTGAACCGCTTTAACGCCCGCTCGCCGACATACTCACCAATAATAGCAATAGTCACACCGAGTAGTAGTTCAGGTATTTCCATCTCATTTACCCACATAAACAGAACCGTCATCCAGCTTGTGCAGATGATAAATGGTCTTACGCTTGATTTTAGGAACTCAGAAAGTTCATTCATTTTTACCCTCCTTGGCTAACCAAAAATCCTGTGCATATCTGATAGGGTATCAGTTATGTCCCTTACTTTGTTCGAAAGCTCGAGCATCATCTTGTGTGGGTTGAATAGGTCAGGATGGCTAATCTTGATGACCCGGGTTTGAATAACAATATCTAGCTCTTCGTCTATGACATTTACCATAGCCCCTAGCTGTAGTTCCTCGAACTCGAAGCCAGTAAAATCTGACAAGTCGATAGCAAACACGGCATAGGTAACCTTAGGCGTCTTCGCTTCATCGAGCAAAAGCCGGGCTGCGTCCAGCAATGCTGAAGCATTGTCTACGTCTTGGCTGGCCCGAACGCGACTGAATTGGCCATAAGTGCCAACGACATCCCAGGCCATCAGATAATCAGCCCTCTGATAGTAAACCACGTAGGTAGCAGCCGGGTTATAATCGCCGATAGCGCACCGAAAGGTCCGTTCATCTGCTCCTTGGTGGAAATCCGACGTAACTTCCAGTTCTGTTTTCCAATCAAACTCTTTAATTCGGATATACGCCGATGAGCCAGATTTGTTCTTAATTTTTAGTTTAGCTTTCCACACCTTACGAGCTGAGAAGGTGTATTCCTTCCACACGTCGTTATCCGCATCGGAGAGGCTGGTGTTTACGACCAAATCCCAATCTTCCTCTCCGTAGGTCGTGTCGGCAGTTACCCAAATCTGAACATCGACGCCAAGAGCGGAGATATTGGTAAGCATTACTCTTAATCCTATTGCTCCTATTTCACCGACTCCGCCTCCATTGGTAAGTTCAAGCGGAGCGCTCCATGCGCCCGCAGCGACATAGTCATAGGTAAACGTTCCAGTGTCTTCGTCGAAAGCTAGTGTTTCACCGACCCATAGACTATCGATGTCAATAAACCAATCAGGACTTACCCAAACAATGCTGTCTTTTTCATAAATAAAAATGTGGGAAGGCAAAGCATTGCCTAGCCCAGTCCAATCCTTGTAGCAGGCGTATTTATCGGTGTCAGGAAGTGTAAGATAGCCGTAGCTGGCGTCGCTTGCCTTATCCACTTCCTCTCTTATCACAGTCAAGTCCGACAGCTTAGTTGACCCACTGGTAGGGAATAACCTGGTGCAAAGCTCTCCCCAATCTATCTCTCGAGTTATGCCGGTCAGGTTCTTTCGATACCGTATCTGCTGACCTTTGTCCTCACCTATATCGTTTAGCCAGTTTAGCTGGCGGTCATTATCAACATAGATATAACCGCCTACACTGTCGTGGAGTTGCACTAAACCCCAGAGGATAGTCTCGTTTTCGACTGTGAGTGCTCTGCTCACTGTAGGTTCTATCGTGCCTACTGTGATGGGCGGACTGAGCCTCTGGAAGGCTAACAGAGCAGTTACAATAGCAGTTACTGTGCTATCGCTGGTCTCGTAGCTATCAACTATCTCATCAGCCAGCTGGCTTATCAATCCCTCTGCACTTATTGCTGTGGTTATCATGTGCGTATATCCCTCTCCAGATGTAGAAGGAATTTTTTAACCACCTCTCCTGTCTCATAATCCCGGAGCCATATCTCCCCCAGTCGGCTAACGCCGCTTATTTTCTCCTCGTCAGCCGGGATAGAGAACTCCAGGAGAGGTGCTTCGTTAAGTGCCTCAGTAAATGAGATATTATAGGCGTTCTCTAAGATAGCCTCCAGATTGCCGCTGCTGTCGTGTAACTCCACGATATATCTGAGTCCGGACGGAGCCACCCATACGAACTTCACTACAGGCGTGCCGACGGCTTCCTCGGAAGGTATACCGGAGGGCAATAAAGTAAGTCCGAGACTCACCGCCGCCGAACCAAAGGCTTCCTCTGACTCAATACCGGTCAGAATGAGCGGCCCGGCAATAATCAAGACGCCGAAAGCCTCTCCTGACTCAGCGCCTGAAGGGAACACAACAAGGTTAAGCTGAGGAATACCCAAAGCCTCAGCCGTAGCTATGCCAGCTGGGAACAACGTAAGGTTTAGCTTAGGTTCGCCCACAGCTTCCTCTGAGGCGATTCCAATAGCAGATATGGATATGACCATAGCAGGAGAACCTATGGCCTCTCCTGAAGATATACCGGTAAGAATAAGTGGACCGGCAACAATAGACGCACCGAAAGCCTCTAGGGAAGTTATACCGTCGGGGAATAAGGTAAACCCAAGACTTACTTTTGGTGTTCCAAACGCCTCTCCTGATGCTACGCCGGCAAGAGCCAGCAGGAAGTTTAGCTGAGGCGCACCGATAGCCTCCAAGGACGCTATGGCTGACGGAGCCAAGTTGAGGTTGGCCTTGGGCGTTCCGAACGCTTCAGCACTAGCAATAGCACCGACGTCGCTTATGGTCAGCCCCTCAAACAAACCAAAGTCAAAATCACGCACTCCCATGTAACCAAGCCCATCTTCACCTAGCCAGCAGATACGAGCTTGGGTTACTGTTTGAGTGCTGCCTAAGTCCTTCTCAGTATAGAAGTGACCTGACGGTATTGGGCCAGAATGTATGTTATGCCAATCACTGCCGTAATAGACATCTATGCTACAGTTAGGCGAGGCATCATTGGTGGTGTATATCCCTATGCGAATCTTATTACAGCTAATGGAAGAATGAGTCCATATGAGATATTTGCCTGTTCCAGTAGCATCCCCATGATTAGAAAGCAAATCGTTAAAGGAATAGGTTTCATTTATCCAACCACTATTAGGGTCGCTCCACCCTGTAGGCGATGTCCAGCTCATCTATCGTCCTTCCTGCTAATCCAGCATAGGCTTGAGCTGTTGCTTCTCTTCAGGAGATAGGTCGTTAGCTATCCTGCGAAGTCTAAGCTCCCCGTGCTTCTCATCCATGAGCTGCGCGAGCTTTCTAGTTGTCTCCTTTAGCTCCGCTATCTGCTGACTGATTTTCCTCTTTTCAGCCTCTAGTTCTTCGTAGCTCATTAACCCATAATCCTTAGTCTTTACCATCTTCCTTTACCTCCTTATTTGGCGGTGGATGTTGTATAAGTCTAGGTGAGCCTACATGCTCTGTAGACTCAATGCCCTTCATCCCTAAGCCTTCTTTTCTCAGCTTTGGGTCGTTGGCAGCTTGTTTTCGGGCCTCATCACGCATCCGAGGGTCAGTAGCTATGCCAATGGGGAAGCCATGGCCGAACAGAATAGCCTGGTCAACGATTATCTGCCCTGCCTTGACCTGCTCCTCTATCTTCCTTGCCTGTGCTATTACGCCCTTTGCGAAATAAATAGCAGCTTCCCAAGGCATTCGCTGCGTCTTTTCGCCCTCTATCTGCCAGATTACATCGGTCTTGTCGTGCCCAATTCTTACCGACTTCATTCTGGGGACGTGAATGTCAGGACTTTTATTACCGTTGTCGCCCATTTTTTTACTCCTTTATAGCTTGAAGATTTTATTGGCGCCGGCATCCCACTGAACAGTAATGTCGCCTCCATTTGGAGTGCAAGGTAGACCAGTGGCCGTGTCAATACAACAGATTAGCCAGGACGTAGCATCAACGCCGCTATCCATGTAAATGACAATATACTCAAACTGGTCGCCTGCTACCGTAGGAACTACAACGTCGGTTGCATCCGCGACACCGAGCGTCGACGATTTGCCTGCAAAGTTACCACTCGTGGCTACGATGCCAGCATCTGTGAGGTCAACCTGGTCTTCGTCCGTGTTTATATTTAGTGTGTAGTCGGCCGAGTCCATAAACGAGAGCACGATGTCATTGGCGCTCCAATCTATGTCCCCATCCAGGATATGACCTCGTCCTAGTCCGTAAAGTGCGCTTGCCATGTCTCACCTCCGTCTTTTTTATAGGTATGCTTCTCTGTATTTTATGTTCAAAGTTCCAGTGTTGGAGAAGCCGGTAACCTTAATGTGATTGTCGCTTGCAGGTATCAATCTAGGGAACTGGCCGCTGACATTGGTCATATCAGCGGTGCCTTCCTTCTTGACTATCCAAAGCCCCACGTCTATCTCCAATTCTTCGGTAATAGCCAGACTGCCTTGCCATTGAAGTTCTTCCCCGGTGTCTGTGTTCTCAACTTTGAGAGTGATGTCAGTCAGAGCTTCACCTGCCGTCAGGGTATAGACTGGCTTAACGTAGGCAGTCCCCCCCACGGCTTCGACTATAGTATCCGGGTCAGCGTCTATATTATGGTCACTGCTGGTCTCGTTGGTCTTGTAAGCTAGAGGGTCATCAGCGATAAAGGCCAGTGAGCCACGGTAAGCGATAGGACTTACTAAGTTACCATCCAGATGTTCGAACCTAGCCATCCAATACCGGTCGTCTTGAACATCAAATATGAGCCGTTTCGCTTCCTTCTGAGCAACGATGAGTTTAATGGCATCAAGATAGCTTTGAAGCTGTGCCGTGCTGCTACCTCGAACAAAGACATTGAGTGAAATTGATTTTGGAGGAGATATTGAACGAGCAGCCAAAGCGAGGTCTGGCAGCTGCACCGTCTCCGCCTTAAGAAAAGTAGCCAGAATAGGTGAGCTCCCCAGGACGGTTAGCCCATAGGTACTCAAATCGATACCGTTATATTCTAAGCTATTGCTCATGCAAAACTAATCCCCAATGCTCTATATTTTCTTTCCTGTAATCGGAGTAGTTCTTCAGCAATCTTCCTAACATCAGCCTCTTCCCTGACTATCAGCTCTGAGATATTGAACTGGTTAGTAATGGTAGCCGGCTGAGATGGACTTACCGTCTCGGGGCCCTTTTCACCAGCAATAGCGTATGGTTTCATCGACTTCAGGCCATAAAGTAGCGTTGGCTCCGGGATAAGTCCACCATGGGCGAACTCAGGCAGATGCACCTCGGGGATATTAAAGCCAAAGTGCTTGCCACCTATAAGCGGCACCCAATCTGGTATATTAACGCTGATTTTATTAATCTGGCGTATAATCCAGTTAATGGCGGTTTCAATACCTTTCACCGCGAACCTGAATGGGGCCAGCATGATATCTTTAAGGGTGGAGAACACAGCCTTTACCTTCTCCGGTATAGACCTGAAGAACTCAAAGACGTGTTCCCACATACCCCGGATTACTTCCACTATCTTGCCCCAGTTCCGTGCTATCAAGATGGGAAGACCTACAGCAGGGAACAATATCGCTAAAATCATATCCCAGTGGTTCCTGAAGATACCCGCTATGGCGTCCCAGACCTGGCTGAAGAAGCCGGTTATTGCTCCCCATATCTCTACAGCCTTCTCTTTGATGGTATCCCAGTTCTTCCAGACAAGGACACCTATTGCAATCAAGCCGGCAATAGCAGCGACGATAATACCGATGGGTCCGGTCATAGTAGTAAAAGCAACGCCTAATACAGGGAGCAGGTGAATCAAGGCTCCTAAGCCCAAAGATAATTGCCCCAGAATAAGCAGTAGTGGACCAAGGGCAGCCACGAGAACTCCAGCAACAATTATTGCTTTCTGCATTCCTGGGCTGAGGTTATTAAACCATTCCACCGCGCCTTTTACATAGCCTATTAATTTCTCTAACCATGGACCCAGGGTTTTCCCAATCGAATCGCCAAGCTCGATACCGGCATTCTTGAGCTTGGTCATCATCTGCTGCCACTGGAACCCCGGGCCTTGAGCCATCTCATTGAAAGCTTCACCAGTGCGCCCGGTACTATTTTGCACTGTATCCAGGGCATCAGCGAAATCCTCGGCATTGGTGGTAACCAGAGGCAGCATAGCCCGGATAGCCCTGATATTAGGGAAGAGCTCGCTGAGTTTATCCACCTCACCGCCGGTAGCCTCTTGAACCGCCTGTAATACTCCAGCCAGCCCGCCAAACCTCTCTATAGCCTCAGGGCCGGTGCTTACACCCCATTCCTCAAATAAGGCAAGCATGGCTTCGCTGGGGTTCACCAGGGAAGTAAAGGTAGCATTAAGAGCAGTGGCGGCTTCATCAGTAGAACCGCTCACCTTTGATAGGGTACCCAGGGCAGCTCCCACTTCCTCAATCTGAATCCCCAAACCGGCTGCCATAGTAGCGGCCTGTGGGAAGGCATGAGCCATTTCCTCGAAGGTAAGCAAGCCAGTATCCACGATAGCAAAGAAGGTGTCCATGGCCCGGCTAGCCCCTTCAACGCCCTCGAGCTGGAAGATATTCATGGCCTTGGTCAGAGCAGCAGTAGTGGCAACGGTATCAGCCGCGCCGCCGACTGCACCTTCCATAGCCACACGGAGAATGTCGATGGCATCCGCCCCTCTATAGCCGGCGGAAACTATCTGATAAAAGGCATTGGTTACATCGATGGCACTTTTACTGGTAGCATCGGAAATCTCCAGGATCTGATCTTTATACTTGGCAGCCTCTTCGGTCGATGCGCCCAGCATGACATTGACGGACCTGAATGCCTGGTCAAAGTCTCCCGCCATCTTAAAGCTGGCAAGCCCGAGCGCAGTCAGTGGGGCAGTAATTTTCATAGACATCTGACTGCCTATCTGGGTCATAGTCTGCCCGGCGGACCTGAGTTTGTCCTCAAGCCCTCCCAGCTGCTGGTTGACTGCGTTTATACCGTCGAGAGTAATCTTCCCGACTAAAGAGAAAATATCCACTCTACTCTGCTTCCTTCTTTACCTTTTTGACCTTTATGTTCATCTGGGCAAATAGTTCCTCATCGGACACCATACTGGTAGGAATTCTTTGACCGCTTTTAGTTCCTTTATCTTCTCCCGATAAACCAAGGGCAGATAGATATTCACCGAATGTCTTATTACCACCTAGAAGACACCCAATTTGCCAGCCTACAAAAGCTGCTAGGATAGCCTTCTCTTTGAACTCATCTTGGTGTGCTCTGATAATGACTTTTTGGAGCTGCAAAAAACGGCTGAACTTCAATTCCTCGATTTCGGTATCAGACCAGCCGTAGCGGTGCTGTATAAGGTCAAAGAGTCGGGCTACTTCTTGCTTATAAAACGGCTCGCTAGTTGCGAGGCCTTGGCGAAAAAATCCTTGATATCCTCTTGCTCAGCCAGCTTTTCGACTATGTCCAAAACGGCATTGGCCGGCATTGCCTCGAACTCTGCTTTATCTTTGCCTACCAGGTCTGCCAGCCAGGATTTCAAGTCTTCCTCAGCTGCAGTGAAGATGCTTTGAATCATAGCTATACCCAGCTCAGTACGGTCTGCTTTGGCATCTTTTATAGCTGAGGCAAGTTCCTCCCTAGCACTCTTGGTAATCTTACCGAGCATCCGGGCAACGGCAAAGACATCCTTTATCTGTAGGGGCCTAATTTTGATTTCCATGCTCCTCCTTTTATGCGGCAGCGTCTTCTACGGTCCCAAACTCACCGCTATCGTCCACCAGGGCTTTGAAGGTCACCGGCACCACGGTTATCTCGCCCTTTTTGTAAGGCATGCCGACAGCCCCGACCGGGTTAACCAAGGTAAGGGTGATAGTGCGGTCAAATCCCGCCGGGTTTGTACCCACCAGCACCAGAGCCTTCTCTTGAAGAGCAGCGCCACCAAGGGTCAAGATGCTGTCTGCCAGTGAGCTCCCGGGGATAGCCTCGGCCATATTGGCGAGCGATCCCTCAGCCATGTTGAGGGCAACCTCGATTTCCTGGTCGACCAAGACACGCTTGATAGTGCCGACCAGCTCCTCCACTTTGACGTCAAAGAAGTCGGAGGATACTGTCATTGTTACGCCGTCAGCCGTATAGCCTACCTCTGTTTCGCCGATGGTTACCGATGCCACTCCTACTAAAACATTAGCTGCAGTTCCCATGTGTCACCTCCTGAATTATTTTTTGAGAAATAAAAAAGCGGCTTGAAAGCCGCTTAGATTACCTTCTTTTCATACCGTTACCTCCCGTCGATTGCTTCCGCCTCAGCCTTTCTCACAAAAATGGCGTTCCACTGAGTGGCATAATGCCATATCCCAGGCTCCGTTTCGGGAATAAACCCGTCTGTCTGAGTCTCTAGGTGCACCCTGAGAGCCTCGACAGTATTGAAAACGAGCTCATCCAAAAGCTCGATGATCCTCTTTCTTATTGCCAGTGCCTCGTTAGCATTAGGGGAGTCGGACCAGATATCGAGGTAATATGTGCCTTTCCTGACCGCATATGTTTCACCAGCGGACTTGAAGTCTAACCGGTGAACCAGGTAAGGGAATTCAGCATCCGGGACCGCCCAAACCGGGTAAAGCCTGACCACGCCGCCCATAGCTGCTTCCAAGTCATCATCTGCCGTCAGCAAGTTAAATAGGTAGGTCAATATACTTTTTTGAGTATCTACGGTAGCCATTTCCTTGAGAAAATTCCTATAATTCTATTTGCTGCCTTTTCAAAGGCGACACTTAACCACGGGCGGGCAGCCATCTTCCGAGTTCCGTATTCCAGCATAGGACCATAGTCCTTATCGGTTCCTACTTTGCCTATAAGCTGCCCGGCTTCTCCCCCGACTTCTGTACTGATAGATTGTCTCAGCTCACCCAACCGCTGCGCCGGCGGTTCCCCTGGGGCAGAAGCAGTATAATACCTGCTGGTGCCAGGGACTTTATATTGCCGCCCCGAGCGACTGCCCGATAGTGTATCCAGGGTTTCATTCCTGACTTCATTTACTGCCTCATGCATACGCTGCCTGGCAGTTGACTCTATATTAGTTTTTGCCTCGGGGATACGGGATGTAATCTTGATTTCAATACCCACTTAAACCTCTTTTACCATAATGATAGTCGTGTTATTTATCTCCTGGGGAGGCTCGACCGGCTTGTATATCTTGGCACCATGCAGAAAGCGGTTATCAGCCAGGGATATGTTAACACTGCCCCGGAAGATTATCTTATGGGTGACTTCACTCTGGAGCTGCTGGTAATGCGCCCTGGCCCGGGCATCGAGTGGGACCACTCTTGCATATTTCCACTGCACAGGCTTCCAGACTTCCGTCTCGCCGGTCGCCGTTTGAGTAGTGGTCCTCTCCTGCACCTGAACCCTGTTTTTTAGGAGATTGCTGAGCATCAGATAAAACTCACTTTCAGGGAGTTGAGCAGCCTCTTTGATGCCGGCGGCAGCTCCCCAGGCTCCCCATAATCCACCGAGCCTACGCCGGAGACATTCTCAGACTTCACCCCCATCCGGTTGCCGTACCAAGTGGCGACAGCTATTAAGATGGCAGTAACCGCATCCGGGGCCAAAGCCTGAGTCGCCGCCCGGGTAGCCGCGTAGCCGGCGGTATAGACGATAACATACTCATAATTCTCTAGCCATGAACCGTGCAACCTGCCGATATGGAGCCGCTCGGAGTAATCATCAGCCAGGTCAAGCTCAACCTCGTATCGGAAGATTATCTTGGCGCCATCAGACGGGGCTGAAGTAAAGGTTACCGTAGAGCCGCTCAATATATAGTCCTCATCCACTGTCTGTAAAACCCCGTCAACATAGACAGTCAAGCTGCTGGACTTGGGGGTATTGCCGAGAGCGAATGCCGTTGTGGAGCCATCCCCCGTTTTCCTTACGACTTTCTTATATGACACGGAGGTCACTAAGGCAACTGGCTGCCGGTAAAGCCTGAGAATGTCCAGACCATCACCATTGTGGGACTCGGTAATAGAACGCTGGATAAATGCCCTGCCAGTATATACCTCGGCTTTCTTGGTGGCGGCGTTAATCAGGTTTTCCAGCAGGTTATCATCATAGCTCTCGAATGTATTATCACCGGCCGTGGTGTCATAGCTGGCAGTAATAGGAGCATCAGCAACCGGGGCAGTCGTGAAGGTGATAGTGGCCTCACTAATCGTGAAATCAGTATCCTCCACCTGGAGCACGCCGTCCACGTAGAGTTTAAGGCTGCCGCTAATCGGCGTATTATCCAGGGTAAACTCCACGGTCTCGCCATCCCCCAGACCCACATATTCAGCGGGCACATTAAGGCTGGTGGCAGCATCTACCCGGATGAAATTTTTGGCCTGTGCTAATGTAACCAGAGCTGTATCTGAAAGGGACATCAGTTCATCTCCCGACTTAAGATTTTGCGTTCCTTCTCTTTGAAGACTGGACAATCATGGCAATCGCCAGCAAAAGAGCAAATCACCTTTTTATAGGGGCATTTGGAGCCTACCGGCCTCTTCATTTTCTCTTTCTCTTGCGGGCTGGTACCAGCTTTTTGCCTCCGGCTCTGGTCTTGGACTTAGCCACTTCTGCCTCTGGCTCAGCTGCCTTCGTCTCACTCGCACCATCTAAGCTCTTGTCCTGCATAGCCATCCCATGCCTCAGCCATAACTCGGCATCCTCACGGGGAGCATCCACCACATCACCAGGTTTATAGGTCGTATCCCGTTTCTGGAAATAAAAGGATTTAAGTATCCTGATTCTCATAAAATCCTCCTTTAATAGTCGGGGGGAGCCGCTGCGCCAAGGAGTAAGCGCTGACAACTCCCCCCTGGTTTCGGGGTCCCACCTTGCCCAAGGGTAGGCATTATTCACTAGGCGGTGTAGGTCATTACATCGCTGATAACTAACCGTCCATCGGGCATGACTAACACTAGATAAGCCTGCTTCGTGGTTACGATGGTAATAGTTACGTCGATGACTCCATCAGACTCGCTAACCAGCCAGCCCGCTATGTCTGCCAGGGTTTCAACAAATAGTCCATTTGTTTTGATAACGAAATCAGACGTATCTGTACCATCAGCGCAAATTTCCGCACCGGCCGCGTCTTTCGCCAGATAGGCGAATACTGCCCGACTCTCGTTTAGGGCATTACCCGCACCATCCACAAGTTGGATACTTACATCAGGTGTTTCAGTAGTGCCGTCCGTCACAGTCATTTCTGCATCGACAGGGTCAAATGCTAATTTCCCCATTTTGTTTAACCTCCGTTCGTTTATTCTTAGGGGGCGGGGATTTCACCCGCCCCCTATTATTCAGGTCAGCCACTGTTGTTATAGACGCCATAGAAGGCAGCCGGGCGATAGACACCGCCGCCTACCCTCCTGTGCACCTTGAAGCCCACCAGGCCAGCCTCAGCATAAAGCTCATCCAGCCGCTGGATGGCAATGCCAGCCCTATCCAGAATCATGTAGCCGTTCTTGAAGTTCCCGAAGATGACATTGATGCTGGTGACCGCATCGGCTGGGTAGTGCATGTCATTCTGGTTGATGATGGGCAAGCCGTCGAAGTTATTAGGTGCTCCAGCAATGAGAGACGGTTGCCACAGATATTGGCCATAAACCGGGCCGGCTTCAACTACTCTCAGCAATCTCAAAGCAAGCTCGGTTTTGCGGTTCATCAGCCAGGCGGCACCATTCAGGTACTGGGTGCCAAGAGAATATTCAGCAGTCAGCATACTATTGAGGTCTGCTGTATCCGCCACATCCCAGTTATCCTTGTAGCTGGCGATGATAGTAGCATCCAGTGCCACGCCGTCAGGCTCGCTGTAGGTAGTGTGCCCGCGCCCGATAGCAAACCTCTTGGCTTCCTCATTACCTATGGCCACGGCAAAGGAATCGGCCAGCAAGGCTTGCAGGTTGGCATCGGTATCCTGGAGTTCATCCTCGCCGATTTTGGTCAAGCCATAGAGGTCCTCAACGTAGATGTTGGGCTTGGAAGGGGTCAGGGTGGACTCGGTAATATCGGTGCCAGTCTCCAGCTTGCCCCAGCCAACGGATACCTCTGTCAGACTGCGGATACCAACCTTATCGCGAGTGGTGCCGCGGACCCGGCAGTAATTACGCAGGGTATTAATCTGGGGTATCGCCCGCACAATCTCCGCCTCCAGTTCTTCAGGTACAAGGTAAAGCCCGGTGGTGTCTTCCACCAGCGCCTTCCGCTCTTGAGGCTCCAAAGCTGCTCGGCCATCGCGGATAAACTTATAGAAGGCAGCCTTGCGGGCTTTGGTTTCCTCGGATTCCACCTTCGCTTCGCCGGCGCCAGGTACAGCCTGCCGTTCGACCTTTGTGGCAAGGTCATCGAGCTGTGTCTTCTGCTCGTCCAGGGCAGTGCTCATTTTCTCCAGGATCGCCTTGTTCTCAGCACTGACCTCTCCCTGTTTTTTTGCCTCGGCCAGAACCTCATTATTCTTGGCCTTCATCTGCTCCCAGGTTTCCTCGATTTTCTCGGTGAGTTTCTTGATTTCCTCACTCATGTTGTTTTTACCTCCTGTTTATTTTGTCGAGTAGTTCGTCAATGCGGGCTTCAGCCCGCTTGGTATCGAAGTGAGATAACTCGGCTTCGATGCCGTCCAGTTTCCCTTCAAGTTCTGCGGCTTCCACGTCATCCAGAGTGTCTTCTGACGGCTCCGATATGCCTGGAAGTGCCTTGAAGGGGGACTCCATGTCCATCTTGTCGTAGTATTTGTTGAGGTGGGCGATTACCTTCGGCTTATCCTCAGCCGGTATATTCACGCCGCCCCGGCCGCCCTTCAGGACCACGGCGCAGGCGAAAATACCCCGGGGGATAGCAGTCAGCCGCCCGTTGATAACATCGGCAAAGCCCAGCTTATAGCTTCCAAATAGCTCGGGGGCATCCTCGTCATACCAGAAGAAGGCCCGGCGATATTTATTCCAGTTCATATTGTCGGCCCCACCGGCCCAGGCTCTCACTCTCTTCTCCACAGCCGAGCCATCCCACTCTTTATCTCGGTCAGCCAAGGGCAGGTCTTCAAAAGTGGTAACGCCTTTGACACCCAGAACCACCGCCTCGGGATTGGCAGCGAAGGTCACCGGCGACACGTCCCACAGCCTGACTTCCTTCAGGTGCCGGATACCCTTGTCCCATGCCTCCGAGATGGTGTCGTAGCCTATAGATAGCTCGGTAATTACCTCATCCTTCATTAAAGCGAGGATTTCTCGAGCCCGCTGGACACCGAGGGAGAGTTTGCCCTTAATCTTTAGACCCTTCTCGTCCTCTGCCATCTCCAGGGGCTTGCCGATTGGCTCCATGACACTGTGGTTAAAGAGAATTTTCACCCGACCGCCGCTATCTTTAAGAGTCTTCTTGAACGCTCCCTTGTCTATCACGTCCCCATAGCTGTCGGGGTGGTCGGCGAAGGTGGCAGCATAGCCTTCGAAAATACCGGTCTCCTCATCCAGCTCCTTGACCTCAAATGGTATCGTCTTCTTTTCCATGATTAACCTCCTGATTCTGGATAGTAAAAAGCCCGCCGGAGCGGGCGGTGATTTCAAGTAATATATTAAAAACAATATACTGCTGGTATATACTTCTGGTATATACTTCTGGTATATACCCTAATTCATGGTATGGAACATTAAGCTGTAACCAACAGGCATATTACTGGCCACCGGGTAGTAGTGCGAGGCCATGCTGACTCAGGCCCTGGCGCCGAACACCTCAGATTTATCGCACCAGTAGAATTGAATATGGACCAGGTTATAATAATGTACGAAAACATCAAATTGATTCATTCTGCATCACCTTGCGTCAAAAAGCGTCCGAAAATGTAACGAGTCTCAGCCTTGAGCGGATGCAGAATTTTATAGAATTCTGCATACTCAGGCGCAACCCAAAGAGTAAAGGCTTCAGCAAAAGCCTCCTCCCTATCAGTCCTGGCATATTTTGTAACAGGCGAAAGTATCCATCTAAACCCCAAAAGCTCATCTAAGATATGCCCTATTTCGTGAACTACTATAAGGGGGCGAAGCCTTAGCGGATAGTCAGGGATAAGATTTGGCAAAACGACAGTTGTTTTCCGCAGAGCCTTTGGTAGCTTACTCAAATGATGGGGATAACAGACACACCATGTTTCCTTATATGAGCGACCGTCATCTGTCTCTTTATAATCAAAAAGCCCTGCAAAGATGGGGGAAGTTCCAGTAAAGAAATCGATATGCCCCAAGCGGGTTAGAATAGGCCCTGGGATACGGCTAAGCCCCGCACTTATCAGCTCTGAATACCCCTTTTTAATCCGTTCCATAGCTCTCCACACACCGGCACTGGATAAACTCCGCCGGATCACCGCTGGTATCGCCAGGGTACATCAACCCATTGGAATAAGACTCATCGAGGAGCCGTGTCTGACCGTCAATCCCTGCATGGCTGTCCCTCACCCGGTCATCCCGGGAGGTTATCCAGGTCTTTGTTTTAACCACGCCTGACTGCCGGGCCGCCTCATGCTGGCCGTAGCCCGCAGCTGCACTTACTTCAGTTCTGGCTACTCTCATGGCTCTATAGGTCGACCTGTCTGTATAAAAAGAGCGGAGTTCCCTGCTGATTTGTGCAGTCGTCAAATTTTTATCCCAGCCCGCGAGGATAAGAGCCTGGACATCCGCTCTGTTTGTCCCTAAGATGGTTTTAACACTCTCTGCAGCATGGGTTATTATCCAAGCTCTGCCGGCAGCACTATATGGATCAAATACCCACTTTGCCTTTGTGGGTTCAGTAGACTTGGGCTCCCCGCCCAGGTCCTCAGCTATCTCATTGCCGAAGTCTTCCACCAAGGCACTAACGACAGCAGTGATTACCTTCTCCCACTCTGGCCTCAGGTCATCGATGGCAGCATTGGCTACCTCTATGAGCTGATTGGGCTTCTGCCCCTTGAATGCCTGGATGATAGCCTCCCCTTCAGCCTCATAGAGCGGATATACTTTCTTGCTAACTGCACCCCACCAGCCCGTCCGGCGTTGATCTATCCGTTTCCAGTGGGTGGATTTCTTCTCCTCGGTATCCAGGTTAAGAGCTTTGGTCAGCATTTTGACTGGCTCCTTCGCAGGAGCAGAACCGGAAGGCAACAAGTTAACCGGGAGGTAGCCCATATCCCATCCCTCAAACTCCTCAAAGCCCAACTCCAGCTGCTCGTTTATCTGGCTAAAAGGAACGCCCATCGCCCAAAGATTTTTAGCCTGCTCTACTTTCTTCCCAAAGTCCGCACGGAGGGCGGCGACATTTTTAAGGTCATAGGTAATAGTGATATCCTCTCCGTAAAGGGGGGCTACTTTAAGATTCAGCGTAGAGCGGATATCATCCAGAAGTGGTATCCCCACGTCCTCATAGAGAGCTTTCCTGGCTTCAATAACATTGTTATATGTGGAATGCTCGCGGTCACCCAGCCACCAGGGGTCCAGCCCGAAGGCGGAGGCGATATCCCTCTTATTCTGGAGCCGTGATTCAATGAAGTCCATCTCCACCGGTGTCAGTGACATCTGGTGCCACTTTGCCCCGCCACCGAGCACCCAGGGAGCCCGCCTTCTGGTCTTCTCCAAGAATATCTCCTGAATCCGCCTGTTTTGCTCCTTAAACTGCTCATCGGTTAACTGAGATTCATGCTCGAAGACACCGCTCGGCATACCCCGGTTTTGCATCGATATCTTCTGTGTATCCTGGGACTCATTGTCGGTGTCCACGGTGCGCGCCGCCGCCATCAGGTCGCCGATACCCCAGTAGGGATTACCCGGGTCAAACTGCATAAAGTGTATAAAGGTCCCCGGGAGTAATTCATACTGCTTCCCCTCGGTGTCCGTCACCTGGTAGCCTTTCAGCCATTCCCCCTTTTTCTCCGCCGGGATTGGTTTTATCAGGTCTGGCATACAGATCCAGAATTCCTTAGGCCGGCCGTTTACCATGATTGGCATGATCAGGGAATTACCCACCAGCTTAAGATGGGCGATAATAAACTCCATATTGTCCTGCCCGGAGAACTCCTTGTTAGGACGGCTCCAGACCTTGGTAAAATCGTGGTCAGGAATTTCCTCCCCGTTTTTATCTAGGACTTTCCAGGGGATACCCGAGACAGCCTGGACAATGGTGCGGACAGCCCGGTAGACATGGAGCGAGAGCTTATATCCTTCCCGCGTAGCCTTGCGAGCCGACATCTCTGTATAAACGGGGATACCAGGCGTCGCAAACGAGGTTAGATTAAGCGGCTTCCCCTTCTCCGGGGCCTTATATGGGAAAAGGGCTACTGCCAGGGTTTTCCGTATTTTTTCTAACATAGCTTCTCCTATGCTACCTGAAAGGGTTTCTCAGGCGGGATGCCATCCTCACTCTCGACAGCATAGCGCAGGGCATCCATACCATGGTCATTTTCCTTTATCGGCTGCTCCTTTAGAGGTCTTCCGTCTTTACCTTCAGGCCAGATGTAAGTGGGAAATTCCTCCTCAGTGCAGGTAGGCTTGCCACTTTGCTTTAAACTCGGGTCCGTCTCCACCAGGGCACCCCGGAGGAGGAATAGCCTCGGCTTCCCATCTCCTGCCTTCCGGAGCCGGGCCTGGACATCCTGTATCCCAGTTGAGACAGCCTTAATCGCCGGCACCGTGGGGATACCCCGCCGCTCTAAGGTCGCCCGGTCTTCCGCGTCATGATCGCAGATGGTGGTTTCTATGGTTTCTCCTTCAGAAAGTCGCAGGATATCCACGGCGTGGTCCTCAACAAGCCGCTTGGTCCTGTATATTTCCCGGTAGCGATACATCCGGCCGTCGTTATCAATTGCCCACCACTGGCAGACAAGCGGATTGGTAAAGCCGAAATCGATTACCCTTATCCGCCTCCAGGATTTGGGAATTTCTCTAGGTTCTATCAAGTGCAGAGCCGGGTCATATTCTTCGTAAACGACTCCCTCCGCCTGCACCCATTGCCCCTCTCGGAGTCGCTTCGCCACGAGTCCTGTAAGGGAGTCCAGGGCATCTAGGTATTCCTTCGGATTGTGGGGGTTATCCTGGGCCCCGCTGTAATACACCTTAGCCTCGCCGCCTATAATCAAGCGGCGGTTTATCCAATGGATGGGAGCGTCAGGGTTAGTAGTGAGAAGTACCTGGCACCAAGGAGCTGCCGTACCCCTCATCCTGGCCCGGACCTCATTGAAATCGTCCTCGGTGAATTTGTTGGCCTCTTCCATCCAGACGAAATCTACTTTACCACCCTGGCCAATAGACCTGATCTGCTCCCGCTGCTCCTCATCCTTCATGCCACCGTAAGCCAGGATGGAACTGTTAGCATACTCAAAACGATGGAAGCTCGGGTAATGCCTCACTTGAGGATCCGTCCCGATTATTGACCGGGCCATAAATAGCACCGTGGAATTGGTCATGCTCTCCCGGGTTTTTCGGAGCATGAGAGCCATGGCATTGGGGTACTTTTTGCAGAAGGCATTTATCTTCTCTGCTGCTACTTGGGATTTACCCCCGCCAGCGCTCCCGGTCAGCAATAACACCGGGGAAGTATCTCTCCAGGGGCCTATCTGCCAGGGTAAAGGCTCAAAGGGGAGTATCGGTTTAACCTTTTGCCTCTGTCCCTTTATTATCCTTATCCCAGTCATCAGGGCTGACATTGATATATCCCTTCACTTCTATCGGCTGTCCATCCTTTCCGGTGAGCTCATGCTTCTCCTTCTTGCCCCACCGGTCAGGGAATTTACGCTCAAGTATCCATGCTCTCGATTGCCAGTTATCTGTTCCGGCCTTGATATAAGCCACGTTGAGGATTTCGGCTTTGGCCTCCGCCCTCTTCACAGCTAGGTAGAATTCCCGGAAGATGCCGGATGATTCTCTCTCCCCACGCTTAAGCCAGTTATAACCTGTTTGGGGGGTTATCCCCACTGCCCAACATGAAGTCTCAAAGTAGTTATCGGCTGAGATATATCTGAGGATCTCTTCCTGTAGCTCTGGTGTGAGCTTCGTCGGTCGCCCTTTCTTAGCCATTTATCCTCACCGCCTTGATCCCCCTAAAGTCCTCCCACCGGTCTATAATCACCTGACAATAATGAGGGTCGAGTTCCATCATGTAGCACCGGCGCCCGAGCTTCTCACAGCCGATAAGAGTCGAGCCGGAACCTCCAAAAAGGTCCATGACAATATCCCCTTCCTGGCTGCTGTTCCTGACTGCACGCTCCGCCAGGGCAGTCGGCTTTTGGGTAGGGTGGACATATTCATTGAGCGGGTCCCGGGGGATATACCAGACATCCAAGTAATCCATAAAGGTCATCCGGTCCATCCAGACGTCCCGCTCCTTGGCCACGGCCTTGTTATTTTGGTAAGGCCGCTTGCCACCCTTCCAGAAGTAGCCGCAGGGTTCATAGCATCGGTGATAAGTGCCATGAGAGAAGACTATATTTTCCTTAAGCCAGATAATGGCCGGTTGGCTGGTGTATCCGAACTTCCTGAAGGTGCTATAAATTAGGTCAGAAAACAAGCCGGCATACCAGAAGTAGACCGGCGCTTTTGCTACAGTAAAATCAAAGATATTCTGGACCACCGCGGTAAGGAAAAAGTGATAACCGCTGAGCGTCTTGTCATCACTGAAAGCTTTCATGCCACCATATTTCCCCTCACTGTAGCTGTGGCCGCCTTTGGATTTATAGTCGACATTATAGGGCGGGTCCGTAAATACCAGGTGGGCTTTGGCCCCGGCCATCAACTTTGAAGCATCCTCGAAGGAAGTACTGTCGCCGCACATGAGCCGGTGGTTCCCGAGCTGGAAGATATCCCCCACCTTGATATCAGTGGTAGTTTCCTTCGCTGCCGCCATGGCAGCTTCGATATCAAAGGTTTCTTCCTTCAATCTCATCGCTTCGGCTTCCAGTTCTCCGATAAGATGATCCAGGTCCTGCTTTGAATAGCCGATGTCCTTTAGCATTTCAGCATCTTGCTCTTTAAGGATCTCCACCAAGCCGGCTGTATCCCATTCAGTAAGCTCCTGGAGCCGGTTATCAGCGATGGCATAAGCCTCTGCGGTAACATCATCGTCCTCCACCACAACGCACGGCAGCTCCTTAAGCCCGACAGCCTTAGCCGCCGTTAACCGCCCATGGCCGGCTTCGACGATGTAATCGCCGTTCTTCTTATTCACCACGAGGGGTGAGCGGAAACCGAACCTCTCGATGCTCTTAATCAGCTGCTCGATATCATGCCGGCGTGGATTCCTCCCCCAGGGCTTCAAGTCTTTGACGGGAATCACTTTAATCTCTACCACTCTAGGTCAGCTCCTCGAATATTTCTCAAAAAATAATGCGGAAATGAAAAAGCCCTGGGAAAGCCAGGGCTGAAAGGGAAAATCCGACTTGTGTTTCTTCCATTATATCACTGATTTTGAAATGTCAAGCCCCCGCTCCAGATATAAATTAGCTACGAATTCTGCGATTCCGCTTTGATTTATTTTTGCGTTTTGATTTCCTGCCTGCGCCAAGGCGGATTCCTCCCCTCCCACCCTTGCCGCTGAGCATCCTTGCCATTTTCCTTATAGCCTGTATCTCAATAGCCTGGACCTGCCCTATATCTTTACCCAGCCAGTAAGCACAATCTTCGAGTCGCCTACCATCAATAGAGACGGCAAGTATCACGAACTTCTCCAGTGCCGACAGTTGCTGCGCCGCCTTATCGATATCAGCCTTCATGCAGATGGGCAACTCATAAGGAGCCTGAGCTCGCCCTCTCCCGATTATCCTCGGTCCCCAGTACTCGATGTAATTACTTTCATCCTGAGGCAGCGTCCCCATCTCGAGGGCAGCATAATTCGCCAGGAGCCACCGCACTAGCCCAATTTTATAATCATCACTGCTACTCATCCCGGCGGCCTCTTTCCATATTTAGGCCGCTGCCGCATCTGCCGGCCAATTTCCTCAATATGAGATGCATCGGCAGGCGGTTCATAACCCCGGTAGTTCCGCTCCAGAGCTTTATCTTGCCTTTCCATCTCCTCTTCTAATTTCTTGACATCAATACTCAGCTTACTGGCGACCTCACACAGATTCACCATCCCCTTATCAGTCAGGCTATACCAGAACAAAGCCACGAGTCTTGCACTCCTCTTTATGTTTCTCAAGCCCGGTCTCTATGACAAAATGGCCGCAGGTCCTGCACCTAAAGTACCTGAAGTACTTTGGCCGGCGCGGGGAGTCGGTGGCACTCCGGGGTAGCTCCTTGCCCGCCTTGATGCGTTCTTTTCTTTCCCTATTCCGTTTGCCCATTTTGCATATAAAAAAGAGGCGACACTCTGAGCCTATAAGCCCATACAATGTCGCCTCCTGCATCTGCCCGGTCAGCTCGTTGCCTCCGGGCCAGGTCAGCTCTTATTCAGTTGTTAAGCCTCTATCCTCCCGTGTCAAATCCTGGGTAGCTTTACTCTCTATATGGACGATAACACCATCGGCCACTTTTATCAATACTTCACCATGGCCGGCTGCATAAACAAAAGCCAGGTGCTCATCCACCAACGCCCGGCCTTTGGACTTTTCTTTATTTTCCTTCTCAGGCATTATTCTCTCGCCATCCTTAGTAATTTCCCCACTCCGTAATGGTGCTGCCCGATGCCTATAGCATCTGTTTCGTGGTCAGTGATATCTCGGGGCAGCTGGGGATATATCAAGTGAACCGCCCCGGCCGCTATCGCTTTATCCGCTTTACCGGTGCCGGTAACACTCCGCTTCCACTCCGCTGGGCTGTAGAAAGATATCTTTAATTTACTCATCTCCGCCCACTTCTTGATGCTGGTGACCGCCACCTCCAGCGCCGGTATCCTTTTGCCATAGAACCGGATGGCACGCTCGCAAGCCACCTCGGTAAAGCCGTACATTGTATGGAGTCTTTTCAGCTCTCCCACGATGTGCATAAAGCGGCGGTCGTAGGCTATCCCTTTGGTGCTGATGAGCCCCCATGCCGCCAGGTCCTCATTATCGAAAAGCGCCCAGCCCAGGACAGTAGATGAAGGGTCAACCGCCAGGAATTTCATTTATTTATTCCTCCATTCCCGAGGGGCAGTTCAAAGGGATGAATCCAGCGTTTATACACGGCAAAGGCCACCGCTTGGGTAGTGGTCTTGGCAGCCAGCTTTGTTCTTATAATACGGACATAGACATCAAGAGTAGCCACGCCGACCGCCTGCTCCTTGGCGATTGCATCATAATTGAAGCCTCTCGCCAGCCGGTCGAGGATTGTAATCTCCTGCAGGGTGAGGGGCGACGTTATCATCTAGGCTTCTCCCTTTTTTATAGTCTCAAATAATGCGCGGCTCAACGCTCCACCCCCAGCCAGTCAAGTAGTATCGCCCGGACATAGCTGACATTACATTTATTGTGATTCACGGCTTCTGAGAAGGCATCATGTATCTGTTTCTCGGTGGCGCCGCCGGCCTGTGCAACCTCTACGGCAAGATCCCTTAACTGTGCCATCTCCCTACTACCAGGCTCTCTCCCAAAAGCATAGGGGAACTTTTTAAGAAATTTTTTTAATACTGGTGAAATAGCTGATGAGGTTGTGGGATCCCGCCCCTCTCCCTCTCCTATAGTTTCATTTAGTTTAGTATAGTTTAGTTTAGTATGTGGATTTCTGACAGTAGAAATAGGGGTAGCGCTGGGGTTTTCGCCAGTAGAAACCTTTGCTTCGCTGGATTTCTGCTGTAAGAAACTGGGTTTTGGGGGTGGTTCGGTTTTTCTGTTCCGGTAGGCATCGGCGACCCCGTCCACGAAGTTCTGCACCCACACTATCCTCTTCTCCCACAATTCTTTGTCGATGGCTTCCAGTTCCACGAGTAACGACATAATCTGATTACCTTTATCCTCATCCACATGGGTTTTCGCCAGTAGAAACTCCCACGCTGCGGGATTTCTACAGTCATAAAAATGCCCTGGACCCTTAGCCAGCAGCTCCAGGAGTTTGAACCAGAAAGCATAGCCGTCATTGCCGAACTTGCTCTCCAGGATAAACAGCGTCTTCTTATCACTGGCATCAGCGTCATGGGGGAAGTAATCGACTGTTTGTTTTTTCGGTCTACCCATCGGTCACTCCTTTACAACAATCTCCTCTGCTCCGCCGGCTTTAGATGACAGTCGGCGGCACGTCTGAAATCGCGCCGCCTCAAAGCGTCCTCAATTAGCCTGCTCTTGATGGAGTCGGCATATTCTCGGGCTTCCTCATAACTGGTCACCAGGAAGTAGCCGGCGGGCGGCTTGGTGGTGCTGGCCACCGGCAACCCCTCGGCTATCAGTTCCCGGATAATTTGCCGGATTACTCGATCTTCTTGGTGGCCAAGCATCCGCGCCAGTTCTCCGCCGGTGATAGCCCGGTCCCGGCCTTCATGCCGCTCCAGGATATATCTCAGCTCCGTTTTCAGGTCTTGAGCAAGCACCATAATTTAGTGATTATCCTCTCACCCATATATTCCACTATCACTGTCCGCCTCGGGCAGAATTTCACGACCTGGACTGTCGCTCCCTGGGGGATCTTGCTCCCCAGGGCTTTGGTCCACCGATCACCTTTGAATACCCTGGTTACCAATTTCTCCTTTTGATAATTCAACATAAGATTCAAACCAAGAAACTTTTACCTTGTCCCTCCATTCCTCATTGAAGGCGGGAAAGTTTGGTAAGCGGGTTGATGATTTGACCGGAGCAGCCTTTGGCTGCTGTTTCTTGGGACATGGGGATAGCTTAGGCTGCCGGCTCGGTGAATATGGTAATAAGCCCCACTTCATTTTCCTGGTTGACCAGGTTGAATCAGCTATCCCCCATCTTCTCTTGGTAAATCTTTCTCCATAATCCCCAACCTCAGCGAGGATTTGGGCGGTATTTTCATCAAGATACTTCCTCATGGCGCCCTTGGTATAAGGGTCAGGCAGGGGAGGCACCGGGATCAGCTCTACCTTCGCCTGGTGACTTTGGTTTACTTTGGTAGCAGAAGGTGACCCTTTTTTGTTCTGCCTGCTCCTACCCCATTTACCTATCGGCAGTCCCCATCTTTTTTTGAGATATGCCCAGGTGCCGGATGGAATTCCCCACCGCTTCCTGGTGGTCAATTCCCTAAGTTTTTCAACCTCGGCTTTTATCTGTTCCTTATTCTCCTCATAATAAGCATACATGATAAGCCTGTGTTTAGGCCATTTATCTCCGCTTACATCGGGTTTCGGAGGGACCGGTAATTTCAAGAGAGTGTCTTTATCAAGGTCCTTGAATCTTAATTTTCCCGCCATAATTTCCCCCATTTCTAACGCTTTCTTCCTTCTCACCCGCCTATTTACGATTACCTCCATCGTTTCTTGTGTTTTTCTCTCCCCACATTGAATACAGACCCACCTTTCTTCTTCATCATTCCATCCCATATCGCCACCGCACTTCGGGCAGGCCCTGGAGAGAATCATTTATTATTTCCCTCTCTTATAGTTAGTCTTTATCCTGTGAGCTTCGCCGTGTCTGGCATATGCCCTTTTCGACTTTAATGACATCATCGGCTATGCAACACGGCTCCCCGGTCCCCACTCTCTCCTTTATGGCGAAGTAGCATCCTGGGCAGTTGGCATTCTGAAAGGCAGCCAGAGGATTTTTAGCTCCGGTGTAGGCTGATAACTGATCATCGCTGATATAGACGATCGGTTTTTCCTCTTCCGCTGCCGGCTCTATAATCTCCTCCTCATCCTCCAGCTCGTTATCCTCGACCTCTTCCGCCGCCGGCTCACACCGCCCGCGGCATTTCCCAGCACTATCCAGCTGCTTGTGATAGGTATAATTGCAGCATTCCTCCCCGGTACCGATGAGATTCTCCTTGGCATGGATACAGCCCCGGCAGTTCGCTTCCTGGAAGGCGGTAACCTCGGCAATAAAGGCTTCCAGGGTACCGGTGATAATGGCCAGATCTCGCTGCTGCTCATGCTTGAGGACCACGCTATAATCATGGTAAGCGCTGGCCCGCCGGCCCCGGGTAAACTGGGCAGCGATCGTTAAATTCAGGAGCTTCTCGAGAGATTTACCATTAAGGCCGACGATTAAAGTATCTATATCCAGCCTGCCATTGTTCAATTTGGGCAGGTCTTCAAACATGAGCCCCAGGTCCTGCCGCCCGGCGGCATCCAAGGTGGGGAGGATATGCTTCGCCAGGACCAACAAGCAGCCGCGGGGATTTTCATTTGCGTGCTGAAACGTCTGCCCGAGCTTGATAGTCAGCTCCCGGTCCTGCTCTTTTTTGAGCTTGTTCGTATCTCGAGTTTTCTTAGTCTTTTTCTTCCGATAGCAGCTGGGGTCAAGGCAGATCCGCTCTGGCTCTTCTTTGTCAGTCACCCGGTACTTGAAGAGGGCTGTCTTGGGGCATTTTTCGCATTCCTCGGGGCTGTCAATCTCATCCGGGCGGATGGTTTCCCGCTGGCTATAACTGATTTCGTCACCGGTAAGGAATTTCTCCTTGGCGCCCTGTCCCTTCAGGGCTTTTTGGGCTTCTTCAACCCAAGCTCTAACCGCGGCGGAGTTTTTCTTCTCCCAGCATTCGATATTAAGGCACCGGTCCTCTTTCTTTCTGGACTCCCAAGGCTCTGATGCTTTTATCTTAAACTCACAACCTTCGCATTCGCTGACGTCAAAAGCTGGCTTCTCCCATCTATCAGATTTCGGGTTGAGGCTTTTACTACTATTCCAGAGTTCCCTCTCCACAGAATTTGATAGCTCGGCTACCGAGAAATTTCGGCTGATACTCTGTTTCGCCAGGTCCTGCTGCAGTTTCGGCGCCTTGTTCATCCGGAGCAGCTGTCGGCCATGGGTAGGTGATATTTTTTGAGAAATAATTTCCTGCTGGATCTCCGCCGGCAGCTCCAGGAGCCGGATAGTATTGGCTATCTCGCCCTGGCTGCAGTTGTGGCACCGGGCCAGTTCCGTCTGGGATATCTTGAAGTCCTCCAGGTACCGCTTATAAAAAGTGGCCAGCTCGATGGGGTTAAGGTCTTTGCGGACTGTGTTGGCCTCCATCACCAGGTCGGCCATTTGCTGATCGCTTAGATCCCGGACCACACAAGGTATCTCGGCATATTCCTGCAGTTTGAACTCCTGGAGATTAAACAGAAAGCCAGCCCTCCGCAGCCAGCCATCCCCAATCTCATATTTGCCAGGCTCCTTGCCAGGTCGGACCACCGGCATCTGTATCAGTCCGTGCTCCTGAAAGGATAGGGCGAATTCCTTCGCCGTCTCCGGGGATACCTTTCTCCTGCTCTCCGGCTGATAGGGATTCGGGAGCAGGTCCTCCACCTTAATGAACCGGGCCACCTCCACCCCGGTCACTTTGGGCTTAGTCTTTGTTGCCATGACTTCTCCTTTCTGGCATCTCCTGTCTTAATTTATATGCACCATGAAGCAGTGGTTTACCCTTAATACTCATTGGTAATTCAGCAAGTAAGTTGTTTTTTATGAACACCGGTATCCCCGCTTGGTCAGCAGCCTTAACTATCTCCTCCACCCACTCAATCTTGGGCGGTTTATAGGGCTTGGTCTGGGCACCGATGATTACCCAGTTGATATATCGTTTTAGCTGACCTGGTGTGGTTAAAATTCTGCCCAGCAAAGGCTCAAAGGAAATAAACCTTATCTTTGCCTGAACATAGGGTAGATACTTCATGGCTTTTTGGAACATTGGCTCATTGCAGACAGTAACTCCCACCCAGCAGTTATCGGGGAACGGCGACCACTTCACTAGGTTCTGCGGTTGCTTGGTGAGTAGATAGAAGCGGTGATGACGATTAGCTTTAATACAGTCAAATATTTCATCTTGCCACACTCTGGGTATCCAATCGCCGAAGAGTTCCCCCATATCACATACAAAAATACCCTTTGCTTGGGAGCTAAAACGCTTTATGGTATAGGTTTTGCCCTGATTAGTTGTCCAAGCTTTGACCTGATGTAACTCTTTTAACCTCTCCTCCCAGAAGCGGGGATAGAAGGGATCTAACATACAGTTAGGATACCGTTCGTGAATGGATGAGCTAATAGGGAAGATGCCACCTGATAGATACCTTTGCCTCAACCGCCCGTGAGCCAGCTTGTAGGCATAGCAGGGGAACAGCCCCCCAAGACAAAGCCCTTCTGGGGTATGGTTGAGACAGCCGGTTATCGGATTCCAAGTATAGCCCTGGCTGCCGTCAGGGTTTTTTACCCATTCTATATTCGTCTTGTTCATTCTGATAACCCTCTCATCCCAGCCCACTGTCACCAGGGCTGGGTCAGGGGGTTACTTCTCGTCGGTTTCGGCTTTATAATTAACGCTTGTCATCTTCATGACTTTCTTTACCGCTTGGGCGAAGGCTATAAGCAGATCAGGGGCGGTAGCGATGCCGGCAGTATCCACGATCCCATTCAGGCTAATAACCCTCGGCCGTTGCCTTTTGAACCACCTGAAGACGCCTCGTGGTGTATCCTGCCGTACGGGCAAAATCTGGTGGAAGCCGACCGGTCTCCCTTCTTTGATGTCGGCCTGGATCTGGTCGCCATTTGGGAACGTAACGATGACAGGCAACCGGGCAGGTGTCCCTATGACAATGCCGTTAGGTAATCTTTCGCTCTTCAAAATTCTCCTCCTTTTTGTATTTACTATAAGTATCTACTAATACTCACTACTAAAACTCGATTCCACCACCTCCCTTTATTTATCTATGTATCTATCTATGTCTCAGCAAAGACTGGCTCTTTGCTCTCCACCACCTCCATGACCGCCTGGGGAGAACCTATAATTGCATGGACCGGTGCTTTTACAGCCATTAGGCGGTGGATATTAGCCAGGACAGTAGGATCAACCTCGCCCTCAAACTGGACTTTGGTAATCAGGCGGCGGTCTATTTCCTGCCCTGTCTCCTTATCTATTTCCACCTTGGCACCGGTACTGGTCTTCAGGTTCTCGATATCCTTGATGTGGACCTTGACTTCCATGGGCTACCTCCTTTCCTTTCTACTTTCTAGCTTCAACAATCTGCCGCCAGGCGTCTTGAACATCGGCTATCTGATCCTTAGTGATGCCGCCGAGCTGCTCCAGGACAGCACTTTGGTTTAGCCCGAAGTGCTTATGGCAGGCACTAAAGAGCTCACCGAGGTTTTTGATGGAGAGGCTCATTAGCTCGGTGTTATTCTCTTCAGGTTCTTTACCTGTTGGAGGGCTAATCTCCTCCTTTACTTCAGTAGCTTCGCCTTCAATGAAATCCTCCTTGCCCTCTCTCCCCGCGTAAGTTTCATCAATAACCTCAACCCCAATGGGCATTTCGCCAGGGCAGAGCCGGTCCAGAGCTTGACTCTCGGCTCGGATAGTAGCCATGTTAAACATAGTGTTGCCTTTATCCGTGCCATACGGCTCATTATCCACTTCCACAAACTTTTTCAGTTCCTTATCCCACTGAGACTTTTTCAGTGGCCATTCACCATAGCCAACTGCTTCGGCGCCGGTCTGGGGATCTTTCAGCTTGACTATAACCACAAGTTTATCTTCCTTGACCTTGCCAAATCGCCTGACCTGTTCTTCTTCGGTCATAATGCGTGGCGTATCATCCACGTAGCTAAAAGGTCGCTTCCTAGAAGCAAGCAGGCGCTTGGCTTTGATACCTATTACCGTAGCCCAGCTTTCATTCTCCTTCCCCTTATTAAAGGGGATGAGAAAGACATGCCCCATAAGAGGATTAAGACTGTAGCTGGTGCAAAGCAGAACCGCCCTTGTCATTTCCTTTTCCGGGGCATCGGGGAAAACCGATTGCAAAATCTCCAATGCTTCCGGTTTGGTGAGTGAGGTTACTCCGTGATACTTCTCAAGTGCCCTTGTTGTTTCCTCGCCGTGTTGCTGTTCCATGATTTTTCTCCTTTCTGCTATTGTTAGGGACTCCAGTCCCTTTTGCTGAAATGGGCTGGCTTCTCTCATAATGCCTTCGTGGTGAGTTCGGAGCCAGTCGTGGCAAGCCACGAAAGCAAGTCCGGTGTCCTTATCCAGAAATAC